AAAAGCAAAGCATGATCGCCAATGGAATAAGGATAGCTGGTGGCTTAAATACCAAATCAATCCAGACCTTCGCCTCTATCACCGGGAAAAATCAAAGCGCAGGAAGGCGGTAGTTAGGGAGCGCACCGCTGTTAAGATCAGCTCTAATCAACTGCTACAACGATTTGCAGTATTTGATAATTGCTGTGCGTATTGCGGCAAGGGCGGGGACATGCAGATTGAACACGCTGTTCCCATTGCAAAAGGTGGAACACACGCAATGGGCAATATTCTGCCTGCGTGTAAAGCATGTAATTACAGCAAGCGCGACAAGGAGATCCAGTCGTGGTATGCATCTCAGCCGTTTTTTCAAAAGGCAAGGTGGAAAAAGATTTGCCGCGCCCTTGGCTGGGCAGATGGCGCCGTGAATCAGCTTGCCCTGGCCTGACAGGCTCAGGCTCGCGAGTGCAACCAAGCCGCAACCGCTCCCTAGGCTGGTTGCAATGCCGAAACAGCTGAACAGCACCAAGGGCGCCGAGCTGATCGAGGCCCAGACCGGACGCCGCTGCACCCGCCAGAACCTGGAGAAGCTCTGCGAGCGTGGGGCGCTTCAGGGCAGCCCGTGCATCCTGCAGGCCAAGCCGCTGCGGGTGGATGGCGATCTGCTGGTGAGCGAGTACCTGGCGCGGGTGGGGCAAAACCAGAGCGAAGCGCAGCAGCCGACCGCGAAGCGGGATGCACCCATCGCTCCGGCGGCCAAGCCACTGCCCCCGCGACGCCAGCCGGTTGAGCCGGTTGAGCCGGTTGAGCTACCGCTGCCCGGCGAGGTGCCGAACTTCAATGACGAGCGAGCTCTTCACGAAAGAGAGAAACGGCTGATCGCCGAGATGGATAGAAAGGTGAAGGCCGGCCAGCTGGCCTACATTGAAGACATGGAGATGGCCTACAACGCCGTGCTGCTCCAGTTGACAACAAAGGCGGGATCGCTGCACAAGCAGATCAAAGCGGCCATCCCGCACCTGACGCATAGAGAGCTTGAGAAGATTGAGCGCATGATTGCTGACGCGTTCGAGGCAGTGGCGTCTCATGGCTTTGAGGAGCTACCGGAATGATTGACCGCAGCGTGCGAAGGATGGCCCAGCGGCTGGCGGCGAAGGTCAAGCCTCGCCCGCCGATGACGATGCTGGAATACTCGGATCAGCACTACTACATCACCAGCGCCACGGACGGGCGGCAGCGGTGGTACACCAGGCCATACCAGCGGGATTGGTTCCTGGCGCCCACTGACCCCGAGGTGGAGTGCATGGTGTGCCAGAAGCCGTCGCGGGTCGGGTGGTCTGAGTACGTGAAGGCCGTGATTGCGTTCTTCACCGACTGGCGCCCGTCCAAAATCATGCTGGTGCAGCCTACGGATTCTGAGGTTGACACCTACAGCCACGAAGACATCGATTCGATGTTTGATGACAACCATGGCATCCCACGGCTGAAGGGGATGCTCAGCAACAGGAAGGTCAAGGGGGCGCCGAAGAACGCCTACAACTTCAAGCAGCTGGTGAACGGTGCCCTGATCCACCTGGTGAGCGCCGCCACCCCGCGATCCGGCCGGCGGGTGGAGCGAAGTCCGATCCTGTTCGAGGAGCCAGCCACCTACGACAGCCCAGAGGGCGACACGATCGGCAACCTGTTCCAGCGGGCCGGCAACATCTGGGATCCGTTTTTCACGATCGGCGGCACCCCGATCTATCCCAACGACTACATGGAGCAGGCTTTTAAGAAAGGCGATCAGCAGTACCGCTACTACCCCTGCCCGCACTGCCGTCACTACCAGCAGTTGAGGTGGGAGCGATTCATCAAGGAAGGGCCGGACGAGGGCCGGATTAGCTGCGAGAACTGCGAAACGCCGATCGATTACAGCCACCTGCGGGAGATGGACGAGGATGCCGGCTGGGCGTGTCCACTGGGCCTGGACCGCAGCAAGCAAGTGCTGCGCAATGGTGTGCCGGTTTGGCGATCCCAGCAGGTGGGGCCCGGCATGAGCTACCACCGGGCCGCCATGTGGCCGGAGCTGGTGAGCCGTCACCGCGCGGCCCTTGAGCAGATGAAGATGGGCAACACGGACCCCATGCAGACCTTCCACAACACCGACTTAGGGTTGCCATGGGAAGACTCCATCACCAGCAAGCTCACCGGGGAAGGGTTGGCGGAGCGCCGGAAGATCGAAGGGTTCGGCAATGGCTACCCCTGGAACGGCGAGGCATGGTCAATCCCTACCGGCGTGCTGGTGCTCACTGCGGGCGTGGACGTGCAGGGCGGCGGTGGCACTGTGGGCGAGCGACTGGTGCTGACAGTCTGGGGCTGGGGCCGCGGTGAGGAAGGCTGGCACATTGCCCACTTCGAGATCGATGGCGACCCTCAACAGGCCGAGGTGTGGCAGCAGCTGGACCAGCTGAGCCAGACGACGTGGGCCCGGCAGGATGGCGGGAAAATGCGGATCGCCTTGGGCGGCATTGACCACGGCGGCCTTTCCAGCAAGGCAGTGGCCGACTACTGCCGGACCCGCACCGATCGATGGGTGGCCATGAAGGGATCGGGCTTGAAGGATCTGCCGATCATCCAGAAAGGCAAGCCGGTGGAGGTGAACCGAAAAAACCAGACGATCGCCAAGGGGGCCAAGGTCTACACGGTGGGATACACCAACAGCGTCAACCAGCTGAAAAAGCAGCTCAGGGTGGAGCAGCCGGGCCCCAGCTACCTGCACTTCGGCACCGCCTCAACCGATGACTTCCTGCGCGAGCTGTTCCCGTGGAAGTGGATCCCCAAGACCAAGGAGCGCAGAGAATACAAGTGGGACCTACCCCCCGGCTCCCGCGACGAAGCCGGCGACTGCACCCGGATGGCCTACGCCGCCCTGCAGCTGGTGGCCCGCCGCTACAACCGCGCCACGATGTGGGATCAGCTGGAGGCGCAGCTCACCAAGCCAGCCGCCCCGCAGCGGCAGGCCAGGCCCAGCACGCCAACGCGCCCGGGTGGTTTCGTGTCGGGCTGGTAGATCAGGCTTCCTAGCCTGAGGCCATGACAGTCCCTGCGACAATCCGCGCCGGCGACACGGTGGCATGGGTGGAGCCGGCTGCGCTCGACCTCGACGGCAACGCCGCCACCTCAGCGGCTTGGACGTTCACCACCTTCCTGCGCTTCAACACCGCCAGCGAAGGTGCCACGGTCACCGGCACGGCCCGCACCGATGGCGGCTGGAACATGGCGATCAGCGCCACCACGTCCGGCGCCTTTGATGCTGGCACTTGGAGCTGGCAGAGCCGAATCGCCAGCGGCGCCACGGTGATCACCGTGGGGGCTGGCACTTTCGAGGTGCTGGCCAGCCTGAGCTACGCCGGTAGCCCCGGTGCGTTTGATGGCCGCAGCCAGGCTCAGGTGGAGCTCGACGAGGTGCGCGCCGCGATCCGCGCCATCGTCACCAAGGGATTTAAGAGCTACACGATCGGCTCCCGTCGGTTCGATGCAGCCGACCTGGGCCAGCTGATGCAGCGCGAATCGCAGCTCAAGGCGATCGTGGCCCGCGAGAAAGCCGCCGAGAAGGTGGCCGCCGGCCTGGGTGATCCGCGCTCGCTCTATGTGAGGTTCGGGCGATGAGCAAGCGCAAGACCAAGCAGCCCCAGCAGCAGACCCCGAGCACCCCACGCCGCGGCCGGCGCGCCTACGAAGGCGCCCTGGTGTCGCGGCTCACGGCTGACTGGGTGACGAGTTCCACCAGTGCCGATGCCGAGATCGATGGCAGCCTGGTGCGGCTGCGCAATCGCTCGCGGCAGCTGCTCAGGGACAACCCCTATGTGCAGGCAGCGCGCCGGGCGATTGTCACCAACGTGATCGGCCGCGGTATCCGGATGCAGTCGCGGGTGCCGATGGTGCGCGGCGGTGGCCGGCTGGACAAGCCAACCAACGACCGGATTGAGGCCTGGTGGCGCCGCTACTGCCGCAAGGAGCACATCCACGCCGCCGGCAAGCTGTCGTTTGCGCGGATCCTGCGGCAGGCCATGGCCGCCGTTCCCGAATCGGGCGAGGTGTTCATCCGCCTGGTGCCCGAGCAGTTCGGCAACAGTGGCACGCCGCTGGGACTGGAGATACTCGAGGCCGATCTCTGCGACGAGACGCACACGGTCGGCCCTGATGCCAACGGCAACGAGTGGCGCATGGGCGTTCAGGTCAGCCGCTGGGGGCGGCCCACCGCCTACCGCTTCCGCCTTCGCCACCCTGGCGACGTGTCGGGTGCCGTTGGCTACGAGACCGCCGACGTACCGGCCGAGCAGATCATCCACCTGTTCATCCCCGAGCGGCCCGGCCAGACCAGGGGCGTCCCGATGTTCGCCAGCAGCATCAAGCGGATGCACCACGTCGCCGGCTTTGAGGAGGCCGAGGTGGTCGGCAAGCGCGCGCGCTCCAGCCTGATGGGTTTCATCCAGAGCCCTGAAGGCGAGCTGGTCGGTGATGGCGTGGAGGATGGCGAACGGCTGGCCAACTTCGAGCCCGGTGTCTTCAAGCACCTGGCGCCGGGCGAGAGCATCACGGTGCCGCAACTGGGCAACGCCGACACCGAGTACGAGGCCTTCCTGCGGCCCATGCTGCGCTCACTGGCCGCCGGCTCTGGCGTGCCCTATCCCACGGTCAGCGCGGACTACAGCCAATCCAACTACAGCAGCAGCCGCCTTGAGCGGCTGGAGGTGCTGGAGCTCTGGCGCAGCCTGCAGGACTGGATCATTGAAGACGTGTGCCAGGTCGTGTTTGAGCGTGCCATGGCTGCTGCCGTTGACGCCGGCACCCTGCAGCTCCCGGGCTACGACCTGGCGCCGGAGCGCTATGAGGCGGTGAAGTGGTTCCCGCGCGGCTGGGAGTTCGTGGACCCACAGAAGGAAGCAGCGGCCAACAAAGATCTGGTCCGCTCCGGCTTCAAAACCCAAGCGCAGATCGTGGCCGAGCAAGGCGGCGACCTTGAGGACCTGCTTCTGGCGCGCGCCG